GAATATCCTGATTCATTTCCTGCTGTATCCAATGCAGTTGCTTTGTATGTATTTGTTCCTGATGATAATGTAACTGCCTGTGACCACGTAGTATTTCCAATTGTTAAGTCTATTGTGTGTAATAGTGTTCCTCCTGTATTATAGACTTTTATTGTATCTGTATCAGTTGAACATGTACCAGAAACTGTAAGTGAACTTGACGATGTTTCAGTAGAATCTGAATTTGTTATAACAGGATTTGAAGGCGGTGTATTATCTAATATAACTTCAAATGATATTGATTTTGTTACTGTTTCTCCCGTCAGTAATGTTATCACTAATGATGAAGTACTTGCTTCAGTAGAATTTGAATCTATTGTCATACTTCCTGTATAATTCTTATTATCTGAAGAATTTATGGATGTAACTGCAGTATTTGCAAAAGTTGCACTTGATATTTCAGAGGGAAATAAATTACCGCTCATTTGCCACACTAAAGAAATGACATCATCAAGAGTTCCACTGGTTGTTGAACTTGTTGTACTATTTGTCACAGTCTCTGTTGATATTGTACTTAATGGAAGATGATATTTAACATTTGAATCAGATATACTGTCTTCAAAAAATGCAAGTGTTGATTCTGAATTGTTAAAATATGGTCTTAAGTAAAAGTCACTTCCATTTTCACTATTTCCACTTATTTTAAACGTTGCCAATTCATATGTACCTAAAGTATATGAATTATTTTCAAAATTGGTTGGATCACTTATTGTTGATACAGTAGTTGTTTCTCTTTTGAAAAGTAATTTGTACGTTCCACTATCATTATATGGTTCTAATTGCCATTTGTACTCTGTTCCATTGTATGGATATATTAATGTTAAATTTCCAACTTCAATTGCTCCTTGTGTATTAGATGAAACATCTGTGGATGTTCCAGAAATGTATGATTCTTGCGTTTCAGTTGAATCATCTACTGACATCCATGCCAAAGCATTTTTCCCAGCTATCGTTGTTCTTCTCAATTTCCATTTTATTCCTGATTTATTTACAATTATATTTGAACAATCAATTTGACCTAAAGTCATAATATATAATAAATAATGAATAATATTTTAAATTCTTGCAACCGTAAATTTCTCGACAATTACTATTCTTAATTCTTATAATTTTCATACAGCATCTGGTTCAACATCATCGACTACTGTTATTTTAGTCTGTTTTTCAAAATTTTTCATATGATTCGCCCATCTTCTGTTATAATAAATAAATTTCAAACATAATATCATGAATGAACTAAACCCTAATATGCTAGTTGCAGCAGCCAATTCAAGTTCTTTTTGATCATACATGTATAACGACCATAAAAAACTTGATGTCATCATAAAGAGTTGTGATATTATGGATATATCTACCAAACTTCCAGTTCTATAACCAACAACAAACTGTGGTATTAATGAAGTAGCTGCTAATGATAGTGCTGTATATTTATATATATTGCTATCAATACTTTTCATTTGATTAAATACCATTCAATTAATAATATAAATTTTAATTAAAATACAGCTTCATAACCTTCTCAGTGGGATTTCTACACATGATGCATGAATCACAATTTGTTGTCTTCATATAACATTTATCACATATTGTGTGCCCACATGGAACATATGCCATGTTTACCTCAAAATTCAAACATACTGGACATAATTTCCTTGCATCATTATCTGTATAATGAGGTCCTTTAGTTATCATATATTTAAAAAATTTCTCTTTCTCATTCATTGAATCATGCAAGCCTTTGAGTTGGTTGTCCTGAGTCTCTAGCAATGTCGCTAGTTGTGAAATATTAGATGCATATTCAATATAATCATCTGTATCTGCAAGATCCTTTAATTGATGATAACTTTGTTTGGTGGAAGTATTTATTTCGACTTGCTTTTGTATTTTGTTTTTTAGCAGAGATATTACCTCAAATATTTCAGACAATTTGTTTTTATATGTTTCTGTTTCGTGTATGTAAACAGCTGGGTCGTATATGTTTTTAAAGACTGAAACATCTTCATCTGTTATGTCGATGTTATTTTTTTGATATAGTAATTTGTTTGAAAAATCTAGAATTTTCCCCAAGTATACATGTTCTTCATTAAAAGCTTCGTCTATTGGTGTTCCAAAATTTGCCATTAACTGACCCATGAATATTATTCGAAATTTGAACCGAACCTTTCTTATCTTTCATTACGTTTTAATAGTTTATTTATACTCTCTTTAATAAGTTGACAGTCTTCAGTGTTTGTAATATTTTCTAGGAAATTGTATTTATTATTCATTTCACTGATCATGTTTATACAGTTAACATCATCTATAAAATTAACATCTTCGAAACAGCAATTTTTTAAATTCCCATTATAAATATATGTGGATTCAGAATATTGGATATTATCCAAAGAACGTGCATTATATTCTCTAATTCCTTGCTTTCGAGCTTCTTGTGTATTTAAGACTTCCATTGTTTGATTCAATACCAACCGAAGTGTATCATCTTCAATTAGTTTGACACAAGCATGAAAAGGCAACGGTGCAAATTCATTTGGTATGTGAAATTTTATTTGATTTTTCAAACTATATGCACAACCGAATGCATACTGAAATATTTTCTTTTCTAAGCTACTTTCCCAGTGTGTCAATACAATTTTATTTACTATGATATTCGGATCGATTTTAACATCTTTATGTGTGTACCAGTCATCCCATTTAGAGTCCTCTAATGAATGCCAGATGTACCCATTTCTGACCAACAGTTCTCTAATTTTCAGTCTGTTGTCTTCTTGAAAATTATGTTCCACAGTAATACACTTTATGGTATATTTTTTGAAGTCGAACGACTTCAATATTGAGTATTCTGATCCTTCTGTATCAATGCTTAAGTAATCTATAACTATTGGACAATCATACTGTTCAAGTATTGTAGTTAAACTTACTGTTATCTTTTTGGATTTAAACCCCTTGGGAGTATGACAATTCAACTGTTTTTCAATACCACTATAAAGTGAAAACTCGTCATAAGTTTGATCTTCTATGAAATCAATGAACTCACCCGTAGTCTCTCCTATGCAATTGTTATCACATATACAATTTCTATTTTTCACCAAATTTGAATATTGTGTACTTGGTTCTATACATAAGCCTTTCCAATTATATTCTTTTTCCAATTTTAAAGTATTTGAAATAACTATACCATTAGCAGCACCTATCTCTATGAAAAACCCCTCCTCTTTTTGGTTTAATGTGCGAAGAACCCATAAATCTTGATTCAGTTGTGAATTTGAACCCATGTATTAATCAAAATATTAAAAATTATAATATTAAACTAGCGTCTCAAGTAAACACAAAGTCAATATTCAACACATTCTTCTTCAACTTAATACCGTTCACGACTCAACTACTTAATATCCTATGACGCGGCTTCAGAAAACGCAGAAGAAGAGAAAGAGGACTACGGACGTTTAAGGATAACATTATTATAAATAGCAATACCAAAAAATGAATTCAGACGAATATGTTTTAGGAGTAACATCATTATGGGCATTATTACCAGTTGCGTTGATATTAGATAGACCAATAACAACAGCGCAATCTTTGATATCCATAAGTACGTTTATTGCGACATTTGCATCATTAAAATATTGGTTGAGTGAAGGACCAAATGTGAACTGGGGAAAATTTGACAAAGTTTGTGCGAGGACATTATTTTTCATATTATGTGTAAATAGCCAAAAAATAACATTTCCAATATGTGTTGGTGGATCTTATCTTATATCATACAAAACAAATTCATTCTTATGGCATCTTATATTTCGTTACTTTGGGGTTTGGTGGATTTATTCTTTGTTGGTTCCTCATTTAGTGTACTTTGACAACTTTTTATTGTTGACGTATGGATATTGGATCCATATCTTGTATTTGAAAGTGTGATTGTGGAATTATATTACGTATACTATGGGAACGTTTCAACTAGTATTATATTTTGTAGTTCTTCCAATGATATTTCAAGAATACATAGTTCATAAAAATAATCTTATATTTGGATGTTTTGTTTTAATATTACTGGGTCATTTGTACAAAGATTTCTTAGCGAAACCTACTTTTAAATGGAACGATGCTTCTGAACTCGTTGGTTTAATTATTGGTATCATCTTGCTCTTCAAAGCTCAAATAAAAATTGTTAAAATTGTCGGAATCATGAAAATAGCGGCACATACAAGACAATTTATTTTACATGACGATGTTTACTATCCTTTAGTAACCTGATGATGAAGATACTGGTGTAGACCTATAGCCAGTCATTGTGGAATTATATTATGATTGTGGAATTATATTACGTATAATATGGATAAGGTATACTTTGCTTATATGCCGGATCCAACTGCAATATCTTCGACATTACATTACTATTTAATTCTAGCAATTATAAATTCACGTTAAACATGCTTTTATTAAAATGTTTTATATATCAGGATGACTTCACGAACCTTGGTATGTATTATTGGTAATTTGCGGGGTGGAAAATTACCATTCAATACTTTGAAAGAAACTATATTGAATCATGATTGTGATTTAGCTCTTTGTATTGGAAGAGATCATGATATTAACAATATGTGTTGGAAACATGAAGCCAAGTATATATGGGAATTTGATGAACCTGAAGATTGGGGTAGTATTTATGACATGGTTGGCACAAATTGGAAAAATAAAATAGAAGGAGTTCATACAGGATTATGGGGAGGAATACACGATTACCCTGGTTCAGGTGCAATTATTTTTTCTTTCAGGTATTTACTAAAATTGAAATTATTAGAACTCCAATTAACTGACAAATATGATTTTTTTATTGTTACACGCTCAGATCATTCTTATTCCAATTTTCATGAAATCGAACAAATTAATAAATATGACCATATACACATACCACATGGGGAAGATTGGTTTGGTATTACTGACAGACATAGCATTGTTCCATCGAAATTCATCATTCCTTTTTTATCTATTATTGAATATATAAATGATGTATTTGTCAAACATCCATACAATCCTGAACAGATGCTTAATCAATTTTATAATTACATGAATTTCAAAATTAAAAGATACAAACGCAATGTGTATACAGTTGGAAGAAACAATGAGCAAACTAAATGGGGTAAAATATCAAATACCGTTGTTGTTAATGAATATTTTTCGAAATACGAAGCAGAGTACCATGAATGTATGAAAAATTATCCTAAATCTTTTGAAAGTAGTTTATTATTGAAATTTTCAAATATTGATCATAATTTCAATAATTTTATAAAATTTAATAACATTGAGTACAGCACACAACTTTTACATTCAAAAACTATTTTTGATACATATATAGAATTATTAAATAGATGGCCAGACCCACATGGATTTTCATCATATTATAATCATTTGCAGAACAACAAAAGTAAACGTTGGTTAAAACAACAAATTATGAGTAGTGAAGAATATTCAATTATTAATGCAATACCGCACGCTTTCAAACCGCATGCTTATTCAAACATTAACATAGTAACATTTGCATCTCATGGACAGTTCATTACTAAACAACAAAATATTTCAAATATTTTCATGAATAAAGGGTACAATGTTCACAATTGGACTAGTGATACATTAAATTTATATGGTTATTTGGACAGAATTACAAACTTGTTAAATGATTGTTCTTTGGTTCACGCTGATGATGAAAGAGTTAAACGTGCTATGTTTTATATGTGGAAACCAGTTGTAATTTATGAAACCATGAAAAAAATCAAAGAAGGGGAATTTCTCATATATACAGATCTTGATAGATGTTATAATTATGATTACGATCTTGAAGTTGAGCAATTTACTGAAATTGTACGACTTTTATTTGGAGGAGTTTTCGTTATATTTGGACTATTTACAAATAAAGAACATAGTAAAAGAAGAGTGTTTGATGAAATGCAATGCCATTCAGAAGAATATTTGAATCATAAACAAGCTGCCGCAACATGGTTGGTCTTTCAAAAAAATTCTAGATCCATCGGCATAATAGAAGATTGGATGTATTGGTGTTTACATGAATCGTTAATTATTTCAGCAAATCCTGGACCACATCCTGAATTAAAATGTTTCAAAAGAAATTCACACGATCAAGCAATTTTAACAAATTTGTTAATTCGAAAATCAAAATCAGATTGTCTTTTAAGATTACCTAGTATTGTAGATTTTGAACCTTTAACATGGGAAAAAAACATGAAAGCTACAATGGATTTGTATAATAACAAATATTTATCTATGATTGTATCTTTTTATAACGAAGATCTGGGTTGGTTAGAAAATTACTATATGAAAAAGTATGTATATTGCAAAAATATTGACAACTTAAAATCTAATTATATTCAATTGAGAAATTGCGGAAGAGATAGTCACACCTTTTTACACCACATTGTTCATAATTATGATAACTTAACAGAAGTTGTAGTGTTTACTCCAGGAAGTGTAAGTACTGAAGCTTGGGGTGGTCTCAAATTACGAAAATTTAGATATGTCATTGATAATTTATACAAAGTCTTCACTCATGGAATAGTATGTATGCCTCACGAAGATGGTGTAGATAAAGTACATTTTGATTATAATTTCACAATTTCAGAATGGAAAGGTACAGATTCAAAGAATTGTAATAATCAAAATAGCAGCTTGATACTTGCAAAAACAAGACCGTTTGGTAAATGGTATCAAGAAAACATTGACAATAATATTGACAAAATCAAGAAAGTAGGTATATGTTATAATAATATTTTTGCAACCACAAAATTTCAAATACAAAAATATCCGAAAACCTTTTACGAAAATCTACTATTACAACTCCAAATTGGGGAAAATTTAGAAGTTATACATTATGTAGAGAGAATTTGGTTAAGTTTATATAAATATTAAAGAATAAACAATATAATTGTTTATTATTATAATGGGTTCTGATGTTTGGAACTTTACTAATTCTGAAAAAGTAGTTAATGCTGATATATTTGACTGTGTTATTTCGTTAGGAAGCAAATGTGGTACGGCAACTTTACTTAACGAACTTGGATTGAGAAAAAAATCATTTCCCTTTGATTTTATTCCAACTTCTCCTGATTTAATTTTAAAATATCTTATAGATGATTCTGAAATGTATCCTTCTAAAAACGAACACAACAGATCTGAGCGAGAGTTTCTTGTCAATGCTGATGGTGTTTGGTTTGGTCATTTTAACTTATCAGATGGTTACACAGAAACTATTTCTAAATTTAAACAGAGAAGATGCGATTTAATTGATTATTTTCATTCAAAAAAGAGTATTTTATTTGTTTATGCAGCAGAATCTGACATTTATAATGAAATGAACAATTCCAACAAACCCAATCATGAAAATATTCAACATTTAGTTAAATATATAAAATCATTAAATACTAATCTGTTTTTTCATATTATTGCTATACATGTAAATAAACAATTTCCAGATTCTGAGTGTATATCAAATTACACTATTATTGTACCTGAAAAGTATATTTCGAAAAACATGGAAACTCATGTTCCAGATGTTTGCTACAAATTTAGAGATACGGTAAAAACCTTATTGCGTAAAATACTTAATATCAATCATCAAATATAATGTCATCAAATCCCTCTTCTTTTGAACCCATGAAAGCAGGATGATTACCTTCTTCAAAATCAACATCCATTTCATAATATGAATTCCTTAAATGTTTTGGTTTGGATTTTACAACAGGAGAATACACCTTTGCGTCACTTAAGAATGAACCCCAAAAACTGAATGAACTATTTGCTCTGAATATGGTTCTAGCAAAGTATAATATTAGAAAATCTGGAAGAAAATCAAAAATTATCCCTTCTTTTTCATCCTCTCCCATTGGATATGTCCAGTTATGTCCTCTATTAAAATAGTCGCTAGATAACCCCAAAGGTGATTTTGTTCTTAATGATATCTCATCACTTATCCATATCAAATTTCTTTCATCATATCCATATTTTCGAAATGCTTTCAAGTATGATTGTTTTGATATCATGCTGTGTGCACCTATATAACTTTTATGTGCAATATCTCCTCTTCGTATATGAGCTACATCATATGTTCCTTTTTTCTTTTCTAACATTTTATATATGTCGGTGTTTTTTACCTTTTCACTAAATTTATAAAGAGTTTTAACATCATTACTTTTCATAATTTGCAAAAGTTTTGGTATATACATGCAGTTGATGTCATCAAATGCAATATCTCCTATTTTTTCATCTATATTTCTAGTATCTATAAACTGTACGTTACTTTTGGTCCTTTCATTATATTCATTTAAGGCACTTTTTCTATATTTTACTGTATCAAGAATTTTGTTAGTTTGATTTACACATAATCTTAAAGTGTCATCATTTATAACATTGCAGTTTGACGGTGTGTTGAATAATATACTCCCTTCCCAAAATGAAGGAATCTCAAAATTTCCATGTTTTTGTTGTGCAACTTGATTGATAAATGCATACTGAAACATTCTATTTCCAAATCTTCCTATCCAGTGTAACAGTTTTGTTTCGTTCTTTTTATTATTGTATTTTTCACGGAAATATTTTGTTATTACCATTTTACTTCCAGATTTTACGTTGTTTCCGACGTGTAAAGATTCAGGAAGTAGTATGGTTTCTCCATTTGTCGCTTGAATCGTATTGTTCCATGTCAATGCTTTTCCAACTTCAGGCTTACATGTAAAATCAAATTTTGGAAATGATGTTTCTCCACCAGTTACATCTTCATTTAAATAAATCATGAAAGTACGCGTTCTATTTCCAGAGTTTTCAGTATGCTTGCTATATGTCATGGTACCTGGATCAAAATAATCAGTATGTTCTTTAAAGTATTGTCCCTCTGAGTAATGTTGACCTTGGAGTGGTTCTCCAAATTTTGAATCTATTTTCACATATTTGCAAATTTTATCATCAATTCTTTTTACAAACTCATCATTGCTGTTAAACATACAAGTTTCACTTGTTCTATAACCTGATATTTCTGTTGGTCGTTTTGATTTCGGATCTGCTATAGTTGAAGGTTTTTTAGATTTTAATATCAAATTACACAGTTTTGTTGATTCCTCCGCATTTAAAAAGTTATTGATATAACTTAACTGTATCCGACCTGAATTGACTACAACTTGTTCTGCTTGCAACTGAGTTGGTGACTCTGATTTCACAGTTGTAGCTGAATTGATAGTATTGATGTATTTAAGTTTCTGTCTCGCTGTCATTCTATTTATATTTTTTTTAAGTCCATCAATTCCGCTTAAATTTGAAGACAAATCATGTGAAATCGGTGTCGGTGTCGGTGTCGGTGTCGGTGTCGGTGTCG